CGAGGCGGTCAGGGTGTCCAGTCCAGCGAAGTAGCCCGCTTCCTGCGCGGCGAAGAAGTCGTCGACGACACTGCTGGAACGATCAACCGCAAACGTCAGGTCCCAGCCCGTGGGGGCATTGAAACCGAGCGCTTCGCCGTTGATGTAGACGCCGATCTGAGTGTTGTAGCGGGGCTTCTTGTCGAAGCTCTTCGTCGTGATGGGGAGCTCGAAGTTTCCGGCCGGGGTGATGATCTTGATCGACACGTCTTTGCCGACGGTAAAGCCATTTGCGGGCATGGTTCTCTCCAAAGAGAAAGGGCACCATGGGCGCCCTTAGGTGGTGATGAATCGCTGCCCGCTTAGGACTGCAGCGTCTGCTTGGTGACGACCGTCTGGCCGCCCTGCACATTGACGATGAATTTCTCGGCCACCGAGAGGTACTTCACCGCGGTGTCGTCCTGCAGATAGCCGGCTGCGATTCGGGCCGGCGTGTTGTTCTTCAGGTCGCACTGGTTGGTGAAGCTGTCGATCTGGATCTGGTCCTGCATCGCCTGGAAGAACGAATCAAGCGTTGCCTTCACCTCCAGACGGAGCGGGTCGTTCGCAGCCGTGGACTGCAAGCGTCCGACGAACTTACCCATGCCAGCGCCGATCGTCGCGGCGATGTAGTTCGTCATGCGGGTGTAGTTGTCCCCCTGCGTCGCCGGGTTCGAACTGCCATTGTGGCCGACGCGCATGCCGAAGTAGCTGCCACCGGGCACCGGATTGGTGAGGACATCCCAGCCGGCTTGGATCAGCGTCTGAAGCTCGGCGCTGGAGTACTGCAGGTTCTGGCTGGTCTTCTGAGTCGCGACGACGCCATAGATCTGCTTGTTCAGGCTGCTGTGCTGAGGCGCGAGGTTCGCGAGGCGGCCCGCACAGAACGCCTGCGGCGACACAAGGCGCGTCACCTGGGCGACCGGGTCCGCCCAATAGCAGTAGTCGCCGAAGATCGGCTTGAAGGCATAGCTGTCGACGCCGGCCGCTGCACGCGTGGTGACCGCGTTGGCAATCGTGTCGCCGGCGGGGCCGACGCAGATCATGTAGGTGCCTTCGGACAAACCGTAGGCAACCTGCACCGACCAGGTGGTCAAGTCGTCGACGTCAGCGAGCATACCGACGCTGGCACCACTGCTGCGCAGGGCGTACATGCCCTTGCGCGGGACCGTGTCGACACCGACCATGACAGCCGAGGTGATCGTGGTGGCACCGTCCGTTCCACCAGTGAGCGGCGTGGTGCTGGCGGCAGGAGCCGTGACGCCGGCGCCAGCCGTCGCAACGATCAGCTGTGAGGCGGAGCGGACGCCGTACTGGCCGCCGTTGATCGCAGCGGCAAGGTTCACCCAGAACGCGTTGGCGGTGCCGGTGATATTGTCGAACACCTCGGCGACGAGGCCCGGCATCGAGACGATAGCCTTGAAGCTACCGACCGCGCTGCCAGCGGAAATCTGCACGCTGGCCGAGTTGCCCAGGGTGCCGGTGTACTTGCTGGTGAAGGTGATGCTCGTGCTCAGCGCACCAGATGCCGCCGTGTCGGTGCCATCCGTGACGCGGACGGCGACGATGTTGTTGGCGCCCTGCAGCACGGCAATGGCAACTGCCGTGCCGAGGTCGTACTTGCGGTTCTGGATCGCACCGAACTGCTGCGCGTAGGCCGCGGAACTGCCCAGCACAACGGGTGCATTGACCGGACCCCAGCTCGCCGTACCGACGATGCCAAGCACATTGGTTGGAACACCGTTGAGCTGCGAGACCGCCGGCGGAACGATCTGCACGTAAAGGTCGGGGACGATCAGCGCGGTCGTGTTAATCGCGCCCTGCTGGACGATCTGAGTCATGGGTGTCTCCGGGCATAAAAAAAGCCCGCTCTAGGCGGGCTCGTGGGTCGTGTAGCGCAGGACTCAGTCCGCGGCGCTGGGATGGCTGGTACGGGAGGGCGGATCCTCGACGTCGATCGGCAGGACATGGCCAGCCTGGTCGGAGTCGAGGACAGCGGCGATCTCTTTTGCATCGGTGATGCGGCTGCCGCGGGTGTAGTCGCCGAACGGTTCGGAGACGATCAGATGTCGTGCCATGGCGCCCTCACTGGTAGATGGTCTTTGTGGCGGCGGGCGCGGTGGCGCCGACGACGCCGAACTGGATGTTTTCCTGACCGACGACCACTTCCGTCGCCGCCTGGGTCTGCGTGGTCGAGTATTCGGCCGAGTAGATGATGTCGCGGCGGTAAAGGTTGGCCTTTTGCGTCGCGTCGATCTGGTGGCTGGTCTGGTAGATCAGCCTGGCGCCCGTCTGATCGGGCAATCCCACGAACTCCACCGCTGCGAGTGCCACGTCGATGATCTTCGCGCACGTGTCGCGTCTGTCCGGCGTGTCGGCCCAAATCGTGACCTGCACGGGTCGCTTACGCCGCTGCAGCTCGCGCTGCATGAGGCCAGATCCTCCGGCGCGCGCCGCCGCGATCTTGAACCCTGCGGGGATCGTGATCACAGCCCCGCTGCTGGATGCGCCAGGGATCTGCACGGCGAGCGCCGTAGCGATGCTGGTGAGCGTGTCACCTCCAGCCACCGCGTAGGTGTAAGCCTGGCTCCCGGCGAGCACCGCAACGTTCTGCGGCGTGCTCACCGTGCCACCAAGGGTGATTGCCTGCCCCGCGATCGACATAGTCACCGTCGCCGCTTGCTGGCTCAGCGGGGCCCAGGCATTCGAGTAGGCCGGCTGGAGCGTCTCGCCGGTCATAGGGAAGACCGTCACGTGTACGCGCCCACCGGTGCCGTTTGAGAGTCCGGCCAGGTCGGCATCCAGCTGTGAAGCCTGCGGCCAACCCGGATAGACGATTGTTGCATCGCCGGTTGCCGATGGCTGAGCCGTGCCGTTCGGGTAAAGCGCCTGCGCGAGCAGGCCGACGACGGCGTTCTGCACGTCGGTTAGGTCTGCCATGTGCCTTCCTGCGTCAGGTGCCCGCCTCTGCTGCGGTAAGCCGCCAGCCGAGGTCTGTTTGTTCGCAGCTGGCGAGAACATACCGCCGGCCGTGTTCGTCGATCGCCACGTCGTCCGTGCGCAGCTGCGCGTCGCCGGGCAGCGTGGGGATCAAGACGGCCCACCATGGAACCTTGACGTCACCAGGCATCGCCGTGTCGTTCCGTTCGCCCTTGGTGCCCTGAAGTACCGACGCCGGAAAGCCTTCGGCGATCGGTCGCTGGCTGGCCACCGTGTTGCCACCGTACCCCGCCTGACCGACGCCCACCTGCTGTTGCGGGCGAAAGAACGACATCACCCGGTTGCACTCGACCGCGAGGATCGGGAGCAGCGGCTGCATGCCGGCGATGAAGTACGTCGAGCCATTCCCGATGAGGTAGTCGCCAACGGCGAGCACGCGCCCATCGGCAAGACAGAACCACACGGGCTTGCCGTAGGCGCTTGCCTTTCCGTACTTCATGTCCTGCGCGTTGAAGCTGGCCAGGATGGAGCCGACGAGGCTGTGCTCGTCCACCGCCGCCATCGCGTTGATCGGCCGGTACTGCTGGAACGGGAGGCCGATACGCTTCGCCGACTGGGCGTAGCCGTAGTAGACCTTGCCCTGAAGCTTTACGCCGTCCATCAGACCACCAGAGGTATCGAGCCACCGGTGCTTGCCCCGGCCATGCCCGGACCAGCCGGAACGCCGAGGAAGGCACACAGTTCACGCCGCCACATGTTGTAAAGCCGCATGCGGTCGCGCACTTCGTTCTTGTTGTGAGTCCAGACCGCGGCCTGGTCCGTGTCGAGGTTGTCGCTGGCCGAGGTGACTGCCTGCTCAAGCTGGTAGAGGTTGTTCACGCCGGTCAGATACGTCGTCCTGACGGTCGTTTCTTCAGCCGCCGACAGGTTCGTCATGCGGTATTCGAGCGTGCCGTAGGACTGGAAGAACCGGTAGGACTGGAAGCTCGAAGGAACGCCACCGAACATCGGGTAGCCGCAGAAGCGGCGGATATCGACGCGCTCCTGATCGGTCAACGCCATGGCATCACCTCAGTCGTAGGAGACCGCAAGGACCTGGCCCGTGCCCGGGACCACGACGAGGCCAGCGAAGAAAGGCATGTCGACCAGGTAAGTGCCGACAGTGTTCGGGATGACCGCGAGCTGGTTCGCCGTGACCGCGCCGGCGACCGTGGCCGAATCGAAAACCCCGCCCGCCGTACTTCCCGCGGTGATGACGCTGACCCGCTGTACACGGCCTTTGGGACCGGTGTTGTACAGGCCCGGACCCGCGCCCTGGTTGACGATGGTGGCGGCAGCGATGTTCAGCGCCGCGTTCTTGCCCTGCGAGACGTAGACGCCATCAGACATGGTCGTATCCCTCGATCGGTGCGCGACGCTCGAACAGCAGCGCGATATCGTCGGCGTTGGTGATGGCTCGGCCCGCCGGCCAGTGCTTCAGCACGCCGTTCTCGGTGAAGCCGAAGGACTCCTTCAGGCAGATGGTCGATGGAATCGGCCAGGCCGAAGTCGCCATGTGACCATGGGCGGGAAGAACAGGATCCGCACCCTCGTTCGCCGCGACGACAGCGTCGACGTGATCGGCAAACTCGGCCACCGTGGTGGCGAAATCGACCTTCGCCTGCGCCAGCGCCGCACAGTCCTGCTCGAAGGCAGCGCGGTCGTGCTCCAACTCGGCCCGATCCTTGGCCAGATCGGCACGTTCGCGCTCGAGCTTGCTCGCGATGGCGGCGTGCTTGTTAGACGACGGGGGCATTGGCAGCGACCAGGGCAGCGGCGAGGTCAGGGGTAACGACGAATGGCACGTTCGCGAAGAACTGCATCAGTGCGCCCTGGAATCGCAGGGAGAAATTTCGGGATGGCGTCTTGATGTTGCCGGCGCCGTACTTGGTCGAGACCTGAGCGGCGCTCAAGCTCTGAATCTGTCCGTTCCCCACCGCGTGCGGTATGGAGTCGGGGATGTAGCTGGTGCCGAGGGTCATGATGCTCTCCCAGAAAGCGGCGGGGCCGAAGCCCCCCACGCCTCAGGCCGGGGTTTAGCCGGCGTGCTCGATGACCACAGCGCGCTTGTAGTAGCTCGCGCTCGCCGTGGGAACGATCGTCGCGTTGACCGTCTGGTCGGTCGGAGCAGTGAAGCCGCCGATCCAGTACCAGGACTGAGCGATGATCTGCTGCAGGCGGTCGAGCGGCTCGCGGGTGACGTGGACGATATCGTCGACCATGTCGATCTGGGCGTTGTTTCCACCCACGTCTTCCGAGGCCATGCCATCGAAGTCGGCTTCCACCAGCGCTTCGCCACCGCAGAGGATGGCGCGACGGATCTTCACGCCGGCGAGCGTCTGGATGAACGCCTCGGTGGTCGGGATCAGGCGAACATCCACCAGCTCGACGACACGACCCATGCGGAATTCCTTCGCCGCGCCGGTCGCACCCTGGTAGAGCAGCTTGAAGTCCGGATCAGCGAAGAGTTGGCGGGAGCTGACCGGGTCCAGGTACAGGTTGTACATGCCGCCGATGGTCGGAACCGCGTTGGAGCGCAGGTAAGCCACCGCGTCGAGCATCGCACCCATGGTGAACAGGTCGGTGCCGACGATCTTCGACGTGTTGCCACGGCCGTTCGGACGCAGGATGAACGGGGCGACGCCGGTGCCCAGGTTGTAGGCGGTGACATCGTTGTTCAACGTGCCATCGGCTACCGTCACGTTGCCCGAGAAGGTCAGCACGCCGCTGATGCCGTTCGGCGCGGTGGAGACGTTGCTGCCATCCGCCACGGCGCTCACGAGCGTGTAGACGTTGCTACCCACGGTCACGGCGATGGTGTTGGTGCCGTTGACCGGGATCATCACGCCGTTGACGAACACGAACTGGAAGCCACGGATGTCGTCGACCGCCAGCGCAACGCCCGGGGCGCCGAGCGTGGTGCGGACACGGGTGTTGCCGCCCATGTACGCGTTGAAGATCGAGTTGCGGGCCAGGCGGTCGAGCGACTGCGCCGACTGCACACCGTTGGTCTTGGCGTTCTGGAGGAACTGCTCGACGATGCCGACCTTGTTCGTGACCGTGTTCAGGTCGATCGTATCGCCGTACTGGTTGATCGACAGGGTGTACTGCTCGATCGTCCAGGTGCCAGGGGTCAGGCCGTTGTCGAGGTTGGTGTTGGTCGACGGATTCAGCGGCGTGGTGACCGGCGCCTTCAGGCCCGGGCGGGTCTTGGTGATGGTTTCGCCGATCTTGTTCGGGAATGCCTCGCGGCGCGCAATGTCGCGGAAGCCCAGGACGGACTGAATGCCATCCTGGAACTCACGCTCAAGGTAGCCCTGCTGGATCATCGGCTGCAGGGCAGCCGGGAAGTTCTGGATACCCATGTGGGTAACTCCTATCGGGGATTGGGAATTGGCTTTCCCCTGGGCGCCCGGCCCCGATGGGTATCAGTGATGATCAGCGGCGCTTGGTCGCCTCGCGGCGCGCTGCTGCGTACTCTTCCGGCGTCATGTCAGATGCCTTCTTGTTCGCCGGCGGCGTGTTGCTCGGCGCCGTCGACGTGCTGCTGCTGCTCGGCGTGCCGAACAGGTAGGGCTTGGCGGTCTTCAGGGCTTCGATGAGAGCATCGGCACCTTCGACTTCACCCTTCTCGTTGAGCTTCACGCCCGCGAGATCGACCAGCTTCAGACCATCGAGGTCAACGATGCCGGCTTTGATGGCCACAGCCTTTAGCTCGGCGCGGATGATGCGCTGGTCTGCGGCGGTGGTCGCCTCGGTGATACGTGCTTCGGCTGCCGCGGTGGCCGCGGTAGCAGCGTCCTCGGCGGCCTTACGGGCGTCTTCCTGCTCCTTGGCCTTCAGGCGGTAGCCACTGCTCTCGGCGCGAAGCTCCTGCACGTACTCGCGGGAGAAGGTCTCCGCGGCACGAGGTGCGGGAGCAGGTGCGGGAGCAGGACCGCCGACTGGACCAGCGGGCGGACCGGGGTTCTCTTCCATGAGTCGGTGACGCTTGCGTCCGAAGCGGATCATGCGGCACCTCCGTCGGCGTCGATACCTTCCTGGACACGGCGGGCATCTTCACCAGCGGCACCGGCGCGGACCATCAGGTCGTGCTGGCTCAGGTTGATGTGGATGCCGACGCTCAGCAGCTCGTTGGCCTTGATGTTGGTCAAGCCGTGAGCGCTGAAGCCGATGGAGCCGTCCACGTTCGCGACGAGGACGATGCAGCCCGGGACGCCGATCTGTTCGCAGATCTCGCGCGGGGCTGTGTTGAGCGTGAGGGGTGAAGCGTTATCGCCAGGCATCAGGCCTTCTCCGTGGGGAAGCTGGCTTGCGCCAGCCTTGAAGGCGAGGGATCAACCCTCGCCGTTATTCAGTGGTCGTGACACTGGTCTTCGCAGCGGGCAGCTCGGCGAGCAGCGCTTTGCGCTCCGCATCGATGAGCAGCATCTCTGCTTCGGTGTCGGCGATGTCGTAGTCGCTGGCGATGATCTTCACCGCCGTGGCCCGGCTGAGGGCGCCTGCTTTGATCAGCGTCGTCAGCGCGATGGCCAACGTCTGCCGGTCGTCTGCCGTCGGTGGGAACCATGCCGGCCAGGTCAGCGTCACCGGCTCCTTGGCCGAGAGCTTCCCGAAGTCCTTATCACCGATCGTCAGCGGGTACTTGGCACTGCCGCGTACGACCATCCGGTAGACATCCAGCAACGCACCTTCGCCGTAGCTGGCCCGGAGCTTGTCCGCAAGCCAGATCAGCGCCTGGTGCATCAGCTCAAGCGCCCTGCCCGACTGGGCTGCACTGAGCTTGTCCGCGTTGCTGCGGTTGCCGTGCATGCGCTCCAGGGCGAACTCGCGAAGCTTGCCGACGTAGGTCAGCACGGCCTCAGCCGCGGTGCCGTTGATCTCCAGCATCTTGGCGTCGCCTTTCTCGCCGACAACGATCGCATTCGCGGCGCTACGCACCATGGGCGTGCCATCGTCCGTCGCCGCCGATTCCTTGATCAGAAGCGTCGGGTCGGCGCTGTACTTCAGGCCACGGCCAGCCTGCGAGAGCAGGTAGTCCGCTTCCATCGTCGTGTTGATCGGCTCGACCCCGAAGGTCGGCTCGCCGTCGATGTCGTCGCCACCGGGCAGGTTCTTCACCCACACAACAGGGACGAAGCCGAGACCGTGCGTGGTCGACCGTGGGCCATCGACCACCTTCGCGGCTTCCTTGTCCTTCACCTTGACCGGCAAGAACCAGGTCTCAGCGGTCGTGGTCCACTCGCGCTCGAACCAGTAGACGGTGGCATCAGCCTTCACGTCGTAGCCAGCGGCTTTGAGCGTCTTCCCGTCGACCTTGCGGCGCTCTACCACCCTCTCCAGCGTGTCGGGCTCGTCAGCCTTCCAGATGGGCGTGAGGTACGCCGTCGGCATGACCTTGAGGAAGACCCGCTTGGACATGAAACGGACCATGATCGACACGCTACCCACAGACCCGCGGGTGCCGGCGTCGATCATCGCCAGGTTGAGCTTCGCGTCCTTGGTGAACGCCTCGAGGGCGCCCTTGGTCGTCTCGTCCTTGCACTGGATGGCCGGGAAGTGGCCCTCGCTGAAGAGTAGCGAGATGCTGTCATCCACGACCGTTCGGATCAAACCGGTGCGCACGCTGGGGCGACGGTCACGGACCGGCACGTACTCGCCGGCGCCGTTCTTCTCCTCGTGAAACTGGTAGTGCAGGACGTCGTAGATCGAGCCATCGAGCACGCGCGACCAGACGTCGAGGCGCCATGCTCGTGCCGGCAGGTCGTTGTCCTTCGTGACCATGGAGGCGAGGGTATCGAACATGCGGTCAGCGGCCCATGTGTGGCAGGTTGATCGCCCGGGCGATGACCGGCTTGATCAGTGGATAGTTGCGGTGGATGAAGTACCCGCCCGCGTCATTCGTGTGGTCGGCTCCGGCCGTCTTGTCCGGCTCGCCGTTCTCGGCCCAGATCTGCTGTTCCAGGTGGTCCGAGTAGGTCGGGCAGCGAAGCGTGTTGACCTTGTAACGTCGCTCGCCAGCCGCGTTGCAGAACATGGCGTTCATCGAATTGATGCGGTCCTTCACCGGCGGGTTCGCCTCCGGTGCCGACACGCGGAAGCCCGCGTCACGCAGCAACTTGATGTCCGTCTCCGAGGCATTCACCGACTTGCGAGAGCCGCCGGACGCATCGGGGTAGATCGTGATCTCTCTCGACTTCAGGTACTTGCCCTGGGCATCGTCAAAAGCCCAGAACCGCTCCTTGATCTGCCGGATCATGTCCGGCGTGTCATATCCGCCTGTGATCTCGTCGACTGCAATGGGCGCTCCGTGGCGCTGTACGTGGACAACGGCGGCCATCTTGCCGACGTTGAAATCCATGCCGATATGCGCGGCTTCGCCAGGCTCCAGCGCGTCGAAGCAGTTGTTCAGCGTGCGGCTGAACTGGTGGTACACCGTGCCGGCAAGCAGGTTGACGAACTGGCCGTCGAGGTACGCCTGAATCAGCTGCGGCGGGTAGCTGGCCAGCAACGAGGCTATGTAGTCGGCCGGAAGATTGGCCTCGTTGTCGTAGGTACTCGCCTGGACCATCCCGTAGAGGGATGCGAGCTCAGGCTTGTCGCGGACTTCCTTGACCCACTGCTCGTAGACGAACTGGAAGCCTTCCGGCGTCGTGGTGACGTCGATGCCATTGATCAGCCCGGCCGCGTTCTGGCGAAGGCGCGCGATGATCTTGCGCCACGCTGCCTGGGCCTTGATCTTCTTGAGAACGTCCAGCTCATCGACCAGCGCCCGGCCGATCTTGAAGCCGACGATGGTCTCCGGCTTCTCCATCGAGCGGCAGATGACCGTGCCGCGGTACTGACGCCCTGAGTAGACGTGGACTTCCTTGTTCGCCTCACGCGTGACGGTGCGCAGGCCCCAGTCGAAGGCCACCTCTTCCATGGTCGGGAAGAAGATGTCCCGGATCATCGGGTAGGTCGGGGCGAAGTACCCCGCGTTGATGCCAGGGAACTCCCAGAAGTGCTGGGCAAGCCCGGAGCACCCAACCCACGTCTTCCCCGAACCAAAGCCAGCGACGAACGCCCTGAACTTCTGCGGCAGCGCGAGGAACCTCGCCTGAGGCACGTTCAGGCTGGGTCGAACCTCAAGCGCTTCCACGGCGAGCATCGCGCACCTCGATCGACACCTTCACCGGCGCCGGCGGGGCGTCATCCGCTCCACCATCCGGTTTCTCGCGCCATTTCTCGGGCTGCCGATTCTTCAACCAGAAGATCATCGCGGTCACGTCAGGCGGGTAATGCTCCTGTGTCTGAGCACGGACCACCTTGCCGAACGACTGAAAGAGCTTCTCGCTGTCGTGCGTGTAGCCCATGGCGCGGCGGAACAGAGATTGTTCGACCTGTGCGTCGATCTCGTCCTTCCCGCGCCTTAGGGCCTCCGAAAACTCCTCGTGCTGAACCTTCCACAGGTACAACGTCGAGAGAGTCACCTTGAAGAAGTCGGCGAGCTGAGCGTCCGTTGCACCCATGCGGGTGAGCTTGGCGCCCTGCTCCACGAACTCCTTCCGGTACTTCGAAGGTCGGCCCGTCTTCTTGGCGGCCCTCTTGGTCTTGCTGCCCTTGGCGACCTTTGTAGCCTTACCGGTCTTCGGTGCCTTCTTGGTGGCTGTCCGCTTGGACGCCGCAGTCTTTCGGGGTGCGCCCATTCGGTCAACAGGTCGGCATCAGGCCGCCTCTCCATGTGAAGGCGCCATCGGGGCGCCAGTCGGTTACAGCTTCGCCTTGGCCTCAGCCACCTTGCTGCGCACCCACGCGACCAGAGCGATCGGGCTGTGCAGGAGGCTCTCGATATCCGCCTCGATGGTGGTCAGGATGTCGAGCAGCTCGTCGCTGACCGATTCCTTGACCGGCTCGGCCGGGGTGGGAGCCTCCGGCTCCTGGGGAGCGGAGGCATTCGCCTCCCCCAGCGGATCGGCACCCGAGACGGTCTCGGTGGTGGCTTCGGCCTGGGCGGCAGTCTCGCTCACCAGGTCGGCAGCGGCCGCCTTGTCCTCGGGGGACTCAGCCTGCGACGCCAGCTCGAGAGCGGCGGCGTGGTCTTCGCTCAGCGGAGCGGCGGGAGCCTGGGCTTCCGGCTCGGCGCTGGTCTTGGTATCGGTTTCGTCGTTCATGGTGATCCCTGAAGTTCCGGCGCAACGGCCGGTGGTTTGAGAGCCCGGAGAGCGGCTTTGTCCTCATTGCAGTTCTGCAACGAGACCTTGCGTGCGTTGGCTACCCGGACCGCCTCCTGCACCTTGAGGGTGGCGGGCTCGGCGATCGGGCAGTCCTGAATTAGTTCGTCGGGGATCGGGATGTATTCCTTCACCACGACGTGGACGATCTGCGGCGGCGCCACCGGCTTCACGGCCGCCTCGCAGCCGGCGAGCAGCGCGAGGGCGATCAGTAACCAGAGAGTGCGGGACATAACGCAGCCTCCAGAACGGACTGACAGTCCGTGGTCTTGGCGCTCGTGATGATCTTCGTGGCGAACACGGTGCCAGCAGCGGTGTTCTTGCCCTTCTGGGTCGTCGCGGCGTCGATCGCGGCCTGCGCCTGGTCGTGATACAGCTTCGACTGAGCGACGGCGTCAGCGGTCGCCTGGTCGGCCTGCTTGAGCGCACTGGCGCACGTGCTGACGTTGCCCTCGGCGATCACCTGGTTGGCCTTGGCCGTCGCGACATCGCCACGCAATGCGGAGATGTACCAGCCGCCGGCGACCAGAAGGAGCACGAGTAGCAGCGCGCCGATGGCGTATGCGTAGATCTTCGTCATGCCGGCGGCAACCTTTCGTCAGGTGGAATCGTGGGCCGCGGCGGCGGGAGCTTCTGCCCCTGCGCACGGATCCGCAAAGCGAAGCCGATAAATCCGATGAACGGCGCGATCCTCGCCACCAGCCAGAGCGGGAGCAGCGCCTGCAGGTCAGGCGAACTCAGCCAGACCTCAGGGAGGACGGCGAGAAGGCCGAAAACATAGGTGCTGTGCCACTTCCACCAGTCGCGCCAGTCATTGACGAGCTTCATTTCAGATGCCTCACCTGCTGTAGCTCGTGGATATCCTGGGTGTTCCGGTCCGTGTTGACCTTGAGCTCCGCCATCTGCCGGGTGAGCCCCGGCACGTCGGAAAGCTGCTGGTTGAGCGTCTGCAACTGCGCGTTCGTCACGGCCTGCGAGGTCACGACGCTCTGCATCGTCTTGTCCTGCGCCTCGAGCCGGGTGTCGAAGGAGTGGAAGACGTAACTGAGGAGGAAGACGAGCAGCGCGAAGCCACCGCCCACGGCAACGCGCTCGATCGGTCCCAGCTTGAAATGCCAGTTCGAGTCGTCGCCGCGCTTGATATCCATGAATTCGTTCACCCGTTAACACCAAGCGCTTTTTTTGCTGTCGCCCACCGCACCTGGCGGTCTGAAAGGCCGTTCGTGCCGCCGTTGATGCGGCGCGTTAGGCCCACGAAGTCGTCGTTGTCCGCAAAGGCGTTGCAGCCGTGCGACTGCCAGAACCAGCCGGCGACACGAGCGGCAAGCTCGGTCTGCTCAAGCAACTGTGGGTTCTTCACCAGGTCGATGCCGAGGGCAGCACCGGCCTTGGCGTAGTTCGCCCTGCCCGTGAGTTGGGGAAGTCCACGCCCGCGGTATAGCGAGCCATCGCCGCGCTGCGTGTTGCCCAGATCCGCGCGGCCTTCGTAGCGGAGCTGCGCGGCGGTCGGACCCCAGATCTCCCTGGTGTAGGCGTATCCGGCCGACTCGTGCCCCCACTGGGAAATGAAAGCCGCCTGACGTTTCGGCGTGTTCACGCCGAACTCGTCCATGGCAGCCGTAACGGGACCCGCCCACTCAGCGGCACGCGCAGCAGAAACTCCAGCGGCCGCCGCAAATGTCTTGGCGTCCATGAAGAGCTCCAATTGAAAAGGGCCCGCGCCAAGCGCCGGCGGCCCGTTGGTAGAGGTGGTCAGGCACAGCCGCCATGTCCAGCGTGAGACTGGACGCGCTCCAGGGGAGGAAAGCGCAAGGGGTGGCAGCACTGCATCGGCTCCCGCCGTGGCATCGATGTGCGGAAGCGGGCCTGACCGAAAACAGGATTCCGGAAACGAAAAAGCCCCGCTCGATGGCGGGGCTTCTCTTCGGTGGGATTCCGAGATGTAGCGAAATCTACGTGGTTACCCCCTTGACGTCAAGCAGCCTGAGGCTTCACGTTCGCGGGCGCGCGCGGCCGACTCCTGCCGCTGGATCGCAGCGCATGCTCGGCACGCTCCACGGCAGCCTCCATGGACATCCACAACCAGCCGATGCCGATGTTCATCAGGATGGTGAAGTCGCGCGCGTTGACCTTGGGAAGCTGGTGGTCGTGCTTGCCCTGGACGACATCGCAATAGCAGACGGCCGCAACCGAAAGCATGCGCGTCCGGTTCCTGACCCCGACGTGCTGGGTGCCCGCGATGAGCTTGTCGGCCAGCCAGGTGATGATCTCGGCCCGGTGGTCCTCTACGCCCGTGGCCATCGCATAGGCGATCCACGGCCCGACGTCGCGCTCGCTCTTCCTCGCCATCGCTAGCGACAGCGCCATCGCGTTCTCGGTCGTCATGCCGCGTGCGGCATACGGCGTGCCGCCACCCGACCTACCCGGCTCTCGCCACGCCGTCGTCCCGGCCAGCTGCCCGAGGCGCTCAAGGAATCCGGCGCGGTCTTTCTGGATTGCGTTATTCATGGGTTCCCCTGCTCTCGGTTATCGAATGTTGTGTCGTTTGCGGCGCTTCAGCTCGCGGCGGATCAGCGCCGTGCGCCTCTGGGAGGCTTTGAGGTCGTCGCGGGCCTGGTCGAGCTGGAGCGAGAGGATGCTGGTTGGGACACCCTCGAGGCCGGTGGCCGCTGTGGTAGTCGTTTCATGCGGACCTCTTCGCGCAGCCAGGGCCGGACCTCCGCCTGCTGCTCCGGCGTCAGCGCGTCGATCAGTGGCCCCCACTTCGTGTAGTCCGACTCGGTCCGCAGCGCGTGTTCCAGGTGGTGGTAGACGGTCATTCATGCCGCCCTCGCCGTGCCGATCGACATAAGAAGGCGAAGCACCTGGTCGACGTTCTCCACCACGTGAACCTTGCAGCCCTTGGCCATCGCCTCGGCGTGGAAAACGGTCTGCGCCGGCGTAAGCCTTCGCCGAGATGGAGATTTTTCACCGTCCTTAATCTCGATCAAGGACCACCGACCCCGATACGCAACAAGCAGGTCGGGGAAACCTGATCCCACATGAGAACAGTCGATCACGTAACCGCCAATCCGTTGGATGGCCCGCACGATCTCGCCCTGGTTGTCGTCGACGCGAGCTGCGTACCTCACGCTGCCACCTCATCCACGGACAAGAGGATTTCCGGCTGATCTGCAATGGGCTCAAGTGCGCTGGCTTGCGCATCGAGGTCGAAGCATCCTTCGTCCATCTGTACGAACCAGTCTTTGCCCGGCTCATCCGAGCGTGCCTTGATGGTCCCGGTGTGCCCCAAGAGCATTAAAAGCAACACGTTTCGATAGACCTTTTGGCCGCCGATGTACCGCACGCGTGTGCCGATGTTCATGCCGCCTCCTGGCGTCGGGCTTCTTGGGTTCTCAGCACGCCCTCGGCGTGCCAGAGACGGACCTGGTCTTTCGTGTATTCGGGTGCTTCCATGCGGCCGTCGACAATCTCGTGGCACACGAAGCACGCGTCAGCGGCCTGTTCGTCGTCCGGCTTCTGGCCGCCGCCGGTGCCCATGCGGTAGTGCGCGAGCACCGTCGTCTCCGGGTTCGGCTCGCAGTAGCACGGGATGCGGATCGTGCACGGCCTGCCCTGCGCCTCTTTGCGGGCCGCGGTCATCTTCGGCCGCGCGCGCTTCACCATCGGCTTGCGCTGGCGGAGGGGCGTCCTCCGTTCGAGACCTTTTGAGGCCCTCATGCTGCCCGCCGGCGCGGGCGCGCGTCTTCGGGGAACTCCAGCATCACGCCGCGCGTAGCGAAGTGATTCTGCATGTCGACCAGATACTGGCTAAGCTGCTGGACCGTCATCAGCGATGTCACCGGCAACAGGCGCATGGCCCGCAGCTTCTGCTCGTACGACAGGTGCCCCTTCATAGAGGCGTCGTAGATCTCGCGGAAGTCGTCGTCGTGCGCACGAAGGATCGGCACACCGAAGCGGAGCTTGCATTCGGCCTTTACGTCTTCCGGGCTGTCCTCGCGGAGCTCGCGAGAGATCTGCTCGTACCAGGCGTGGGAGATTGCGTTCTGGTCAAGCGATCGATCCTTGCCTGTCTTGATGGTCACGCGCAGGTAGTGGTGCTTTCCCCACTGCTCGCGGATATCGCCAAGTATGTCCTGCAGGCGCTCGGCGCTGTTGACGACCACCGCAGTCATGCCACTCGCTCCCAATACCGCGGCGGCGATCCGACCGACTTGACGCGCGGGGCTTCGGAGCCAAGGCGGACAACTCCCGCCTTATCCAGGCGGCGAAGCAACGCGCGGATCTGAAGCTCACCGCAGAAAACTATCGGCTCGAGCTCGCGCACGGTCATCGGGCGCGAGGCAAGGGCCTTGAGGATTCGGTTCTCGGTCGGGCTCACGAGACAAGCTCCCAGCGGTATGTCGGGGCACCCATGCGGCGCACACGTTCGGCCTTTCCGCCGCGACGGATCAGTCCATCGTCGATAAGGGTCGACACGGTGGCGCGCACGTATTGGTCGGAATAGCCCGTCGCGTCCATCAGGTCGTTGATGGTCTTCGGTCCGGTCGATATCGCGTTCATAACGGCTTGCTGCACGGGACTCATGCTGCCCTCGGCGGTTCGGGATCTTCGTTGCTGGATGAATTCATGGCAGCAAGGCGCTTCGCTACAAACCGCGAGGCCTCCCGCCCGTCAGTGATGCGAATAGCCCCTTCCCTGCTTCCACGCTCCATCACGATCGAAGCACGCTCCGGATCGCCAACAAGAGCAGGAGGCGTCGGTGTGGCGTAACCGTTCGAGCGGTTGTCGGCCTCGTGGCCGCCGATCAGATAGGGAGAGAACGGCGGCGTTTCGCGGCGGAGGCGGTAGCCCTGGTAGCGCTTCTCGAACTCGCGGGCCTTGAAAGGCAGCTCGGCCTCATTCGTGCTGCACAGTGAGTACCAGCCCCCCATCTCGTCGAGCACGACGTGGATGAGTGGATCGTCAAAAGCCACGGAACGCATGCGGCCGACGGAACCGATAGCCTTGTGCACCTTCGCCCAGGCTGTCATGCCCTGCGAAGCCGTCGAACCCTCAATCAGCTTCACGATGTCGGCAACCTTAGGTGCCCACTGACCGTTGTCCGGGTTCTGCGCGTGCAGGCTGAAGGCACGCGACACGTCCTCGAACTCGAACCGCTTCAGCGCGTCCCAGAAGATGCTCAGCATGAACTTCGATGCTTCCTTGCCGTAGTACGCCATGGCGTCCGTCAGGAGATCAGCGAATTTTGTGCTTTCGGTGTCTTGCATGGTCGTTGCCTGGTCAGCGGTGGTTTTGGGAAGCGGCGGACTGCTCTGCGAGCCACTCGTCGGCGACGCGCTTGTTGCGCTCTTCCAGCTGCTGCTGCTTGCCTCGCGAAGGCGACGTGCCGCCAACCACAACAAGTTCCGTCGTCTGTAACTGATCGTTCCAACGCTCGCCGTTGAGGTAGGTCGATGCGTGCGGGATGAACTGGCCGCCCCTATCCAGCCACTTCTGGCTCTTCGACTGACGCACCAACGCTGCAAGGATCGTGGTGAGCAGATCGGCCGTCGGCTTGAGCTTCGTCCAGGCCTTCGACGCATCCTTTTTCCCCTCCTTCCGTGGGTACGCGGCCCAGAACTCATCGAAGCGATCCATCGCGTCGCTCGCATCCGCGTTGTGACGGTTGCTTCCCTTGACGGTTAATGACGGTTCTTGATGGTTAGACGGCACCTGCTGCGGGGGTTGGCGCGGCATCTGCGGGGGTTGGTGCATCTCCTGCGGGGGTTGCTGCGCAGGATCTGCGGGGTGCATCTCCTGCGGGGTGCATGACGTGCGGGGGTTGCCACCAGCGTTTTCCGGATTAGTCACGCGCTTGTTCAAGCAGAGCGGCGCATCAATCACGCGAGTGAGAAGCTCGGTTTCGGCCACGTTCGCTTCGCCGCGGGTGGGATAGGTGCCGAGGATCTCGCGCGAGCAAGATTCCTTCTCACTCATGAGCCAGGCCGAGTGCGCGCCCGAGCCGAAGTAGGCGTCCATCTCAGGCGCGCATGCGCAGGTCCGGCTGCCAACGTAGAACTGGCCTGTCGGAACGTGCGTGATCCGGTAGATGTAGTGGACTTCCCTGGCGCTGGTTCCGGTAAATTTGCTTGGCGTGAGCCAGTAGCGCGTGTGTCGGCCGTTGCTACGGTCGGCGGAGAGGACCGACGCCTGCTCCAGCCATTTGATTGCGCCCTGCACCGCGCGCTCACTGAAGCACGTACGCTCCGCGATGGTTGCAATAGACGGCCAGCAATTACCCTGATCGTTCGCGTTGTCGGCGAGCGAGATCAGCACCGCCTTTGGCGTCGGCGGCATCTGTAGGGGCCAGCAAAGGCCCATAAGCATGGTGCTCACGGTGTCGGCCACCACGTCGTAACCAGCTTGTTGCTGATGGAGCACTTACGAGGCATTCCCTTGCGCACCGCCCCTGCCTTCTCCGCGTCCGGCAAACGGCGGGCAGCCTCGTGGCGCTCCAGTCCGGTACGTGCGGCGATCTCGGCACTCGTGAGGCCCTCAAAAGCCCTCACCTGGGCCACGACGACTTCGATATGGCACTGACGTGCGCCGCTGGCCGTGTGCACGTCAGCGGCGTCGTGAGACGACTGGGGGTCTGTTGATCGGGCAGCTGGCATCTCGATGACGCGCACCGGCCGATCCCAGAATTGTTCTTGTCGGATCAGTTGGGACATGCGCGGAACTCCAGCAGGGCAACGAACGCGTCGAACCAGGCCACGATCTCCGTCGCGTCGAATCCGTACTGAGTCAGCATCACGATTCGCCCCTCTTGAGGGTCCTGAAAGGCACCACATTGGCGCGGTGCTTCCGCACCACGAACCGGTCTTCTATTTCTTCGCGCGCAAGGCGCGACACGGCTTCCTCTTGGGAGATGCCGTGTTTAAGCGCAAACGCTTTGATCCGAGAGTTCTCGGAAGGCGTCAGTTGGATGCCGTCGTCAAGCCGCACAGGGCCTCCAAAGGGACTGCAATGGGTACTTCAAGCGGCGATCGCGTTGCCGGTACGCTGCTCACGTGCTTCGGCGCGCTCAATGCGCTCCAGGCGCTCCAGCACCAGATCGCGAAGCAGGACGGCCGGCTGGGTCTTGTTGATCCGCGCAAGTGCGTCCACCAGGTCGCGCTCGTCTTCGTTGAGGCGAACCTTGATGACCTTGTTCCGTAGGTGGGTGTGTTCGGCGTACATCGGCGAATCCTTTGAGAGGTGCTCGTGTGGTTGAGGAAATTGGTCACGCGGCAAGACGCCGCGCGGGGGAATCAGGCGGCTTTGCGTTTGGGCTTTGCGGCGGATCGAGGAGGTGGGCCCCAGACGTCAGGCCGGATCGATGCGCGGGTCACCTCACCACGCGTGAAGGCCTCGATGGCCGTCGCCAGGGTGGTACTCGCGTTCCGTCGACCGGTGGCGATCTGCCAGAGGTAGTCCGGGTTGGAGTTCACGCCCTCGGCCAAAGCGCGGCGGCGGTCCGTATCAGCAATGTAGGTATGGAGGTCCATGGCCGAAGGCTAGCAGAGTGCTATCGGAAGTCAATAGCATGATGCTCGTTGCCGACCCTAGCAACCTGCTAGATCATTTGCCAATGAATACGGGCCCCCGCGACATCGACGAAACGAAGGCCCGGCGACGCCGGCGATTAACCTTGTTGGTCGACGAAATCGGCCAGGCTGAACTGGCCCGCGCGGCCGAAATAAGCCCCGCGTATCTCTTCCAGATGAGCAAGGCCGAGGGCAAGCAAGGACGTGGTGTCAGCGATGCCAATGCCCGAAAGCTCGAAGCCGCTGCCAAGCGCCCGCTTGGATGGCTCGACTCGGATGGCGATGGCTCAGACGCTGCCGATATGCAAGAAATTCCGTCTCATGCTGTAGCGAGATTTGAGACTGTGGAGGGCTATGTTCGCTTCCCTCTGATGGAAGGATTCGCAGGCATGGGGCAAGGTGATTACGTCGTGGACTACCCGGAGGTCGTAGAAAGCCTTCGCGTGTCGCGGGATTGGGTAGAGAGGAAGCTGCCAGGTGTGCCACCCGAGGTGATCCGGGTGATCACCGGGCGCGGTGACAGCATGAAGGGCCAGTACAACGACGGCGATCTGATCTTCCTGGACACTCGAATCAAGACGTTCGACCAGGACTCTGCTTACTGCTTTCGGTGGGAGGGCCGCGTCCTGGTGAAGCGACTGCAGTTTGTCGGACGTGGAACGTTGCGGATCCTCAGCAAAAACCCCGATTACCCGGCGATCGATGCGCCTCTGGAAGACATCGAGATAGGTGGCCGTGCACTCGCGGCTTGGACCCTTAAGGAGTTCTGACTACGGTCAGGACGCAGCTCCACTACAAGGACTCAGGGGAAGAACATGGCTTTGCTCAAGTGCCCAGATTGCGACGGCAACG